GATATTTGAGGATTGATGATAAAACAAATATACCAAGATATTAGAAATAATAATTATAGATCTTTAGAGGAATATCTGTATAAAAAATTTGATTCAGAAAAAAGAATCGATGGTCAATATGTTGGAAAGACAACTGTTGATTTTAGATTTTATCATATTGTAAATAATAGATATGATGTATTAAAAAGAGCTGTCGATATACTACGTCAGTCTGCTGAGAGAAAATACGGTATAGATGTTAAAGTTATACCGTGTGTTATGGATGAATTATTACCCGATAGACTTGGTATTGAATTATGGTGTTACAAATGATTAATTATGATGCGTTGTCGGAAGATTTTCCAGAATATATAAACGAAATCAAACCAAAAGAACCTGTTTTGTTTGGGTTGTTCGTTAATGGAAAACATATTGTTATTTCGGAAAGTAAGAATTTTTGGAGAAGTAAGTCTGCGGCAAGCTCTGCTATAAACAATATTGTTGGAGAGTATTTATATAACAAAAATATTGGATCGTTATTAAATCACTATGATAAAAGAGAATTAGTTGTTCAATTTAAAAAAATGTTAATAGAAAAGGGTATAGTTGAAATAAAGGAAATACGTTAATGAATAATTTCGATATTTCAAAACATATATTCGAACAAATATGTATTCTAATAGATTTAGATCCTAGACTTATTCATTCTTTAGAATTGAAATTAGAGGTTGGTTCAACTCCAATAATTTTAGTTCGTAGATGTATAGACGAAGAGATGATTGATTTTGAATATCAGGTTGTTCCGTTAGAGTGTAAATTAGATTTAATTAATGAGGAGAAAGTATGAGATATTTGGTTTTTATTATGTTGATGTTTGCTTCAACAGCTATGTCGCAAGATATTCGTTCGACAAAAAATGTGTTTGGTGGATATAACTACTATAATCGCGGAAAATTAGAGGTTTCTAGTAGATCTAACGTGTTTAAGGGGTATAATTACGAAGGGAAGTTTACTGGTTACTCAAGACGAAACCTACAAGGCGGTTTTGATTACAAGTTTAGAACCAATCCAGAGTTAGGTAGAAAGTATGTTCCTTTATTTAAGGAAAAGTAAGAGTTGTTTGATGTTGTTTGGTTATTCTTATTATTTGGAGAATTGTTATGAAGTTGGTAAATTGGGATCTTATCGTTGGTGTTATGCAGACAGAATTAGTGGACTTTGTTAATCACGATATTAGTGGTGAAACATTTTACAAGATTGGGGTAGGACTAGGTATTGGTCCAGAGTGTCGACATCTAATTAAATTAGGTATGGAACGTGCTAGAAAAAACGCAAGAGAAGCTTTACGAAGACGTGCTGTAGTAGTTACCGCATAATAAATATTGTATTTTATAAATATTTTTTGAAAGCCGACCGATTGTAAAGTCGGTTGGCTTTTTTTATACAAAGGAAAAAATGACAGAAAAAGAACATTTAATGGTTTGTATGATTGAGGAATGCTCAGAAGTACAAAAAATATTATGTAAGATGCTTAGATTCGGCATAAATGAAAAAAAACTATCTGATTTATCGGACGAAATGCATGATTTATTTGCTGTATCCTCAATGCTTGCTGACTATGATATAGTACCAAAAGAATATACTCCTGAAAAATTAAACAAAAAGATAAATAAAGTTATCAAGAATATGGAAAACAAAAAATGATTTTGACAACTCTTTACAAAATTGATTCTAGAGAAGGAATTCGAGTGTGGGAATGTGAAGTTCATGATCTTGGGTCATACTCACAAATTGTAATTGCTCATGGAACAAAGGGCGGAAAACTTCAAGAGAAAGTAACCAAGATTTCTAAAGGTAAAAATATTGGGAAAGCAAACGAAACCACCCATAATGAACAGGCTATTTTGGAAGCCACATCTAAATGGAAGAAACAAATAGATAAGGGTTATAGTATAACTCCACAGAAAGTATTTCTTCCAATGCTTGCACAAGATTATTCAAAACACAAGAAAAAGATTTCTTTCCCTTGTTATGTACAGCCCAAATTTGATGGAGCAAGATGCACAATAAGTAAAGAAACAGATGGCGTTGTTGCAAGGTCTAGAAAGGGTAAAGAGTGGAAAGTAATTAATCATATTACAGATTCTCTTATTCTGTTTTTTAACGATAATCCAAACATTGTTCTTGATGGGGAGTTGTATTCTGAAGAGTTAACATTCCAAAATATTCTATCAAGAACAA